AAGATTTCACTAGGCTCTTTTGTGGCCGGTGTTAGACTCACTTTGGGCGCTCATGCGGGGGAAATGCTTCCCACAGGAGCTCTTGCACAATACAAGAAACTGCCGACACCGGTGATAGTCCCGGTATCAGTGATGTCGAAGTCCACGACATCGGATGGGCTGGCCAAATTGGCAAAGACCAACGCTGTTCCAGTCACTCCTGTCGTGGTCGTCATGACCCGAACCCAAGAGGCTGCGTCGAGCGAAGTGTGGCCATAGTTCTTGAGGGAGATGTTCCATCCTGTGATTGACCCTCCACCGAGTATAGTCACCTTGATGTAATACATGTAGAGTCCCGCCCTGTCCATGATAGGACCGTTGAAGATCCCCAGAACATACTTCCATTCCATTCCTTTGGACGTTCCATAAAGGGTTTGGCTAACGGATGCGAAGTTTGCCTGGTCACCAGACAAAGCCATCTCACCACCAGGGTCGTCAGACTCGCTGGTTGGAGATGAAAGCTCCACGGCATACTCAAGCCACAGCCGTCCCAAATTGTTGAGACCTGGTGCTGCGGTCGGAAATCCTGAGACTTCCGAAATGACGTAGATCTTTCCCGAATCCTCGAGGCGTGATCCCACTCCCACTGTCTGCGAGAAGGATGTCTTAACAGGCTTCTCATCTACCTCCTTGTTCAACATATGAGAAGGGATCGTCATTTCAAGTTTTGATGAGACGTGACCACTCACGCTCTTCTCAAAACCTGCGACATCCTGGATAGTCGTCGGCACACCGTGTGCTGCATTTGGCTCGTAAAAGATAGACACATCCCCTATTGATGTCGTCGGTGCCCTAGGGACAAATCTCACCTTCACCTTGTGAAAGCGATAATATTCCCATCCGTGGGCGATTGTTGAAAGCCAATTGAAGACCTCCTCCCGAGCAGGGTTCAAAATGAACGTATCCACATTGAATGTGTCATTCGCTGCCTGCAAATCGATCATCAACTCCTTATGCATGATCAATGTCTTTCCATCGGATTTTGAGAGCACACGAGGACGCGAGGCTCGTGGTTTTTCCACGACCACCATTCCCTTCATGGGTTGGACTTCCCTCTTCTTTGCTTTTGGTTTGTTTTTCTTTTGCGGTTTTGTCTTTGGTTTCATCCCGAATTTGTGTTTGTACACCGGCCGTTTATCACCCCTCACGTGTGCCTTAAGCACGGAGGGGGACGCAAGAACTTACTCAGGATAATCCACATCCCTTAAACGATCAAAGACGGGATGTGAGATCATCACTGGAAGCCGCTCCACTTTGAGAATCAGTGCTTCAGCTTCTTCAATTTGCGCACGCGACAGATCATACCGCCGCTGTATGCTTTCGAGGACGGAATCACGATCACATTCCGTGTCCCCAAACACTTTGTGGGAGTGTCGCTCGGCTATATAAGGATTGTTCATCCACTGGAGAAGACGGTCCTCACTCACCTGGCCGGATAGTTGGCGAGCCTTCCTGAGCATTGCTCCGAGGATCGGATAGTCTTCACCGAGATTTTTGACGCACTCCATCACTGCGCGGAAAACCAGACTGTGAGCATTTGTTCCCTTCACGAGAGACGTAGGGTTCTTGAAGATCTTCCCAAGCTTAAGAGACAGGCTGGGAAGGTTTGCCCAAACAACTTTACCTTCTCTGGACAACACCCACCATCCTTTGAGGAATGTCACATCTCGAAAGTCATCGAGTTCACGACCTTCGAGACGCATACCCATCCCTTCTGCTGCTCGTTTGAAAGAGATCTCCTGGAGAATGGCTTCTACTCTACTCCGGATGTTGTTCTTAGATCCAACGTCTGAGGTTGCACTCACACCTGTTGGCATGTGGTCATGCATCTGTCCTCGAAACTCATGGACCACACCTTTGAACTTCATCTTGCGCTTGTATTTTTGATAAACTCCTTGTATTATTGTGTCCACCCAATCATCAGGGATATTATGGTGTTTCGCCATTTCCCGTAGATCTCCAAACAGAAATCCGAACTGGGTT